GGTTCTATAACTGTAACAGGAAACATAAGTGGTTCATCAACTTCAACTGGTTCGTTAGCTAGATTAAGACTTATTGGAACAGCTGCAGGTGGTCATCCAGTAGGTGGAGCTGGAGCGGTATTAACTGTTGATAATCAAGCAGGAACTACGGCTGGATCTCATCAACATGCTGCAATAAATGTTTATAATTCAACAGGTGTAAATAATTATTCACAGATTGTATTTGGATATAACAATCCAGCTGGTTCATTGAATTATGCACCTGCATATATTGGTTATTTGAATGAAAGTGGTACAGGATATGGTAAAGGAGCTCTTGTATTTGGTACAAGAGATGCTACAAGTGATGCAGCACCAACTGAAAGATTAAGAATTACAAGCGCAGGTGATATAAGGGTTACTGGTAACTTTAGTGGATCAAAAGCTTCAACTGGTTCGTTTGGTGCTTTAGCAATAGGTGCAGGAGAATCAACATTTCCATATGATGGTGTTGCTTATTTTAAAGAAGGTAACGCGGATGCTAGTGCTACTGTTACTGGAGCAACGATTACTATTGAAAATGATGGAAATAATTTTATATGTTTTAATAGTGATACAGACGGAACAAGTGGAATTATAAGTAATACTTCTGGAGGTACTCGGAGAGGTAGTTTTACATACGAACATTCTGCTAATTATTGGAATACAAGAATAGACACGACTGATAATATAATTAAAACTTCTGCAACTATCCAAGAATTTACTGCAGCAAGTTATAAAGTAAGTGGTTCAGCATCTTCAACTGGTTCGTTTGGTCATTTAGTTATAAATAAAGATGCACATATTGGTGAAGATGTATTGGCAGATGGTGATGTTGTAGCATATAATTCATCTGATATAAGACTTAAAGATAATTTACAAGTTATTAAAGGTTCATTAGATAAGATTGGTGAAATTAATGGTTATGAATTTGATTGGAATGAAGAAGCACCTGGATGGGCACAAGAAAGAGGACACGATGTTGGGGTTATAGCTCAAGAAGTCCAAAAAGTCATTCCTGAAATCGTGGTAGAGAGAAAAAGTGGTTATTTGGGAGTTGATTATAAACGAATAATTCCATTACTAATTGAATCAATAAAAGAATTAAAACAAGAGATAGAAATTTTAAAGAAAAAAGTGAATTAGAGATATTTACTTTATATTTATAGTATAGTTATAAACAATAATAATAAGGAGAAACAGTTATGGCCGATCAAGAGACAAAATTCTCAGAAGAAGAATTGAAATCTTTACAAGACCTACAAAACTCATATCAAGGAAAACAACTACAATTTGGACAATTAAGAGTTCAGAGGTTGTTAGTACAACAACAACTTGATGCACTTGACGATGCAGAAGCCAAGTTGGAAGTTGAATATGGTGAAGTTCAAGAAACTGAACGAACATTGGTTCAATCATTGAATGAAAAGTATGGTCCTGGAAATTTAGATCCAGCAACAGGAGTATTTACTCCCACCCCAGTAGCCGAAGAAACTTCAGAAACTACTTAAATAAACTCCTCTAAACATATCGTTTGAGAAAGTTAGTCTATATTTATAGTAAATATTTATAGTCTAAAAACGGCTAATTTAGTTATTTAAATTATAACATAGGAGAAAAATAATGGCAGAAAGAATCGTATCGCCGGGTGTGTTTACGAGAGAACGTGACTTATCATTTCTTCCTCAAGGAATTGCAGACATTGGAGCAGCAATTATTGGACCAACTATTAAAGGTCCTGCATTTGTTCCAACAGTAGTTAGAAGTTTTCCTGAGTTTGAAGAAATGTTTGGATCTACGGACAAACGTTATTACACGCCGTACGCGGTAGAACAATATTTAAGGAGTGCAGGAACTGTAACAATAGTCCGTGTCCTTAATACAAGTGGATATTCAGTAGATTCACTTGAAATTAAAATAGGAGCAACAACAGCTGCTGCATATGCAGTAGGTTCATTGACAATAGTTGGAACTTTTGGACGGACTGTAGATGATGAATTACAAATTACGGCAGGTGGAACTGAATATAGATTTATAGCAGCAGATCCAGCAGGTGGATTACCAGTAGATAATTCACCGATATTCTTCCTTGCTACAGGGTCATCTACGGCTACTTATTTGGACAATGTTGTTGCAGAAATTAACGCAAAATCAATTGGTGTAACCGCAGTAGATGGAACTACAGCATTACATTTATCTGCGTCCACGTCAGGAACGGGTGGTAATAGTATTTCAGTAGATAGTGGTTCAGGAACTACTTTTAGTGATGTATTGACACTTGCAGGTGGAGCATCAACGGTAGGTGGTAAAATAGCAGCAATATTGGCCCCTTCACGAGGTGGTGGAGATGGTACTGCAGATTTAGAAGGAAGCACAATTGCTGGTAATTTCCATTCAGCTTCATTAACTTTGAGTGGAAGTAACTGGGGAGCTAAAGGTTTAACATCTTATTCTTACAATTTTGGATTTGATACTGGAAGTACTTATGCATCATATATTGATGAAGTATTTAGTAGAGATGCTCAAGTACAGAAATCGGGTTTGAATACGGTAGCAGCATACTTGTATAAAAACTTTAAGTATCATCATTCAAGTCAAGCATATGGTGGAACAGACGATTTAAGTGTATCTGATGCAACTTTGAATTTAGCAGTAACATATAATAACGCAGAAACACCTTCTATACAATCACAGTTGATTAATAAAGCAAGGTATAATTTGTTTAAACTTCAATCCCGCTCACACGGTTCAGATGTGAATAACAAATACAAAGCAGTTATTTTAAATGTAAAAGCAGCAGGTTCAATTGCAGGTAGTGATTATGGTTCATTTTCACTCCAAGTAAGACAGACTGGATTAAATGATAATAACCTAACAAAAGATAACATTTTAGAACAATGGGATGGTTTGAATTTTGATCCTACAAGTCCTAATTACTTTGCAAGACGAATTGGTGATAGATATGTAACAATTGACGCAAATGGTAAACTCACTTATAATGGTGATTGGCCAAACTTGTCTAAATATATTTATGTATCTAATTATTCAGATGTTGATGACGCAAGTGTACCAAAGATAGTTGTTCCAATGGGACATGCAGCAGTAAATAATCCACATGGTAGCGATGATACAACTATACCAGCGTGGACATTTAAAGCTTCACAGTCAAATGCACAAGGTGAATTTGATAGTGCTGTACTTTATGGTGTAGATTACGCTAACTCTGATGCTGAAGAATATTTAGCACCGAACAATTCATTTGGTAATGGTTCAAATACTACAATGAGTCTTGAAGATTATTTCGGACATGATGATGCTTCTACACTTGGAACTACTTATTCTGCAAATAATGAAAAAGTAACACTTACACTTTCTCACATTAAACAGAGAAAGTTCGTTGTTCCATTTCAAGGTGGATTCGATAGTGTAAACCCAGCAGCTCCAAAATACACAGGAGCAAGTATTGTTAATACCAATACGCAAGGGTTTGATTGTTCAACATCTTCAACAGGTGGTACAGTAGCTTACAAGAAAGCAATTAACGCTATAAGTAACGCCGATGAGTTTGATATCAATATGCTAGTAACACCTGGTATTGTTCATGGATTACATTCTAAGATTACAAACCACTCAATATCAAAGATGGAAGCACGTGGTGATGCATTTTATGTAATTGATTGTGGTATTCAAGGTGGAACAATAGCAAGTGCAGTCAATACAGTTACCGCACTTGATACGAACTACGCAGCAACCTATTATCCTTGGGTAAAGATTGTTGATAGGAATACTTCCTTACCTGTATGGGTTCCGCCATCAGTTGTGTTACCTGGTGTAATCTCTTACACAGATAAAGTAGCACACGAATGGTTCGCACCAGCAGGTTTGAATCGTGGTGGTTTAACAACCGTACTTGAAGCACAAACGAGATTAACTCACGCTGAAAGAGATGAACTCTACGAAGATAGAGTTAATCCAATCGCTTCATTTCCAGGTCAAGGTGTAGTAGTTTGGGGACAAAAGACCTTACAAGGTCGTCCATCAGCACTTGACAGAGTGAATGTACGAAGATTGTTGATTAGATTGAAGAAGTTTATCGCTTCATCAAGTAGGTATTTAGTATTCGAACAGAATACGACAGCTACAAGAAATAGATTCCTTAACATTGTGAATCCATTTTTAGAGTCAGTACAATCAAATAGTGGTTTATCCGCATTTAGAGTAGTAATGGATGATTCCAATAATACTCCAGATGTTGTTGATAGAAATCAACTTGTTGGTCAGATATTCATCCAACCAACACGGACAGCTGAATTTATTGTATTGGACTTCGTAGTATTACCAACAGGAGCTACATTTCCTGAATAAGTTTAATCAATAGATTAACTAAACAAAATAACCCCTCTTTTTTGAGGGGTTTTTTGTTGCCCGATATATTTATATATGAAGATGATATAAACCTTCTAAAAAACTATGAAAAATGATAATGATGATTTTTGAGAATTTTGATATTTATAGTTGAAGAATTAAACTTATTGGAGATTAAAGATGCCAGAACTATTAGATCCTTCTGAAATTATGTTCACACCGTTTGAACCGAAAACGAAAAATCGGTACATCATGTATATTGAAGGGATACCAGCCTATCTTATTAAGACTGCAAACAGACCTTCAATCGCCTTTGAAACTATCGAACTTGACCACATCAATGTTAAACGATATGTTAAAGGTAAGGGAGCATGGGAAGAATTAGAAATTACTTTATATGACCCAGTTGTTCCAAGTGGAGCACAGGCCGTTATGGAATGGGTAAGATTATCTCACGAATCAGTAACAGGTAGAGATGGTTATACAGACTTTTATAAGAAAGATGTAACTATCAATGTTTTAGGACCTGTTGGTGATAAAGTTGAGGAGTGGACATTAAAAGGAACATGGATTTTAAACGCAAATTTTAATGACTTGGATTGGTCAAACACTACTGATCCTGCAGAAATCACTCTTACATTAAGATACGATTACGCTATCCTACAATTTTAAGGAGAAAAATATGAATTTCTTTTCACAGATGTTATCAGGTGATGCAGAAGGTGGAGTATCAAGTAAAAGATTTATTGGATTTGCATCGTTTATAATGTTGGTTAGTAGTTGGGTTGCTAATACATTTTTTGAATTTGCTATTAGTGAACAAATACTCCAATGTTTTATGTACATTACGGTAGTTGGGTTAGGTGTAACAGCAGCGGAGAAATTTGCAGCACCTAAACAATAATTTTAACTGGGTATCTTAATTGATACCCAGTAAAGTTTTAAATAATTTGGTTATATTGATAAGTTACAATGACTATTCAATAAGAATATAAGGAGAAAAAACATGGCAGAAGAAAAACGCCAATTTCCAACCGAAGTAATAGATTTGCCTTCTAAAGGATATTTTTATCCGAAGGACAGTCCATTATCAAGTGGTCAGGTGGAAATTAAATATATGACGGCAAAAGAAGAAGATATCTTAACATCTGGAAATTTAATACAAAAAGGAATTGTATTAGATAAACTTTTAGAGGCACTAATAGTTACAGAAGGAGTAACACTTGATGATGTTCTAATAGGTGATAAAAATGCAATTATGGTAGCATCAAGAGTTTTGGCATATGGTAAAGAATATCCAATAACATTTACTGATGCTAGTAGTGGTAGACAAAGAGAAGAATCAGTAGATTTAACTTCACTTGACGATAAAAAAGTAGATTTTAAACAATTTACTAAGGGAGTTAATGAACATGAATTTGAATTACCAACTTCAAAAAGAGTTGTTACGTTTAAGTTTCTTACTCAACAAGATGAAAAGGGTATAGAAGAAGAATTAAAGGCCTTGAAAAAATTTACTAAAGAATCAGGTATTGATCCTGAAATTACTACACGATTGAAAGCTTCTATTACATCAGTAGATGCAGATAAAAGTAGAAAAGCTATTAATACTTTCGTAGATAATGAATTTCTTTCTGTTGATTCATTTGCATATAGAACATACCTGACATCAATTACTCCAGATGTTGAAATGTTGACTATGATAGAACTCGACAATGGAGAAGTTGAGGAGGTAGCGGTTCCAGTGACCGCTCAGTTTTTTTGGCCTTCGACCAGAGGATAAACCATATATACACAATCAAATATTTCAATTAATTTATAACGCCAAAGGCGGATTCACATTCAATGAAGTCTATAATATGCCTATATATTTAAGACTTTATTATCTAAAACGACTTCAAAAACAGTATGATGATGAGAATGCTGCCTATGAAAAGGCTTCAAAAAAATCCAAATCTCCATCACGTCCTAATATTAAAAAACCTAAACGATAATAGTAATTTTTTTCTAATTTGATATTTATTAATGAGTAAAATCATTTAGTTTTATTAATCGGAGAAAAAGTAAATGCCAAAATATATCATTAAAAATGAACAAATTTTAAACGAATTCATGGGCAAATTTTTTAAGGCTATCGGCCGAAAAAAAGGTCAAAAGTTCGTTAAGGCTTTATTTAAAGATCCAGAATTACAATCAATGATGAGAGATGCTCAAGATATAGCCGATGATATTTTGGATCACATTAAAGAAAAAGATGTACAACTTGCTCGTGATTTAAAGAAGAGATACGGATATTAATATTTGATATTTTTATCAAAGTTCCAACATTTAAATAATTTTAATTTCTAAAAAAGAGATAATATAGATGGCTCTCAAAAAGAATAATAATAACGAAATAAATCGAAGAAACAAACAAAATGAATACTTCAAGGATTTGGCTAAGAGTACAAATGCTCAAAATCAAGAAATTGCCAAATGGATAACGTCCAATCAAGAATTGTGGAACTCCATGTCAAATATACAAAGAGAGGAGTTACTGAATACAAAAGACCATGCAAAAGAAACCAAGAAATTATTAAAAGACTATGAAACTATTGCTAAATTCGGAAGTGATTTTTCAGAATCAGTAAAAGATACAATTTCTACTATCTCAACTGGAGTAAGTACTACCTCACGAATGAATGCCTCTGCACAGGGTTTAAATTCCTTGACACAAGAATATTCAGATTTAATGAAAGTCGGTACAAAATGGGCAAAGAAAAAGGCCGCTATTATTCAAAATACAGTAGATAGAACTTCTGAAGTTTATGGAAATATGTTGTCTATTGGTAGGGAAGAATTTCAAAGTATTAATTTTGCAAGAGATCTAGCAAAAGCTAAAGCATACAACAATACAAAAGATATAGCAAGATTAGAGAATTTACAAGCAGAACAAGAAATGATGCAGAAGGTTCATACTAAAATTGATGAAACTGCAAAGTTATTAGAACAACCATTTACTGGTGTTGATGATTGGATAAAATCAATACCTATTTTTGGTGGATTATTATCATCACTTATGCCATTTGAAGATTGGGGAAAACAATTATCCGATTCATTTAGGGAGTCAGCAGGTGATGTTGCAACTGAAAAATTTACAGGTCTGTCTGCAGAAGATAGGATGGCCAAACAGGAAAAAGAAGAAAAAGAAAATCTCCAGGCCGCTGAAGCCTTTGACGAGACAATAAACAGTATTGCGCATCTTGATGAGACAACACAAGAATGGATATTGAACTCTGTAGATAATACAGAAGCAACTATGGATCAAACAAAGGCATCACAAGAAAATACAAAAGCCATAAACAAGTCAGCTACCAACACGAGGGGAAATCAAGAGAATGTACTCGAAGGTGAGGAAACAAATATTAATGATGTTGTAATGAATGCAAGAAATGTAGTATTGAATTCAACAGTCGGTACAGATATGGCTGGTGCTAATATGATGAATTTTGATGAATGGAATGATTCAATAGGTAACGTAACACCACTGCAGCGAACAAGTAAACATGCAGAAAGAGGCTATGACGAGTATTTATCTAATGAAACAAATAAACAAGAAATGATGCCAGTTGATGTATTCGGTTTAATAGCAGGCAATACAGATAGAACAGCTCTTGCCTTAGAAGGTGCAAAGGCAAGTCCAGAGTTTGGTGTTATTGTTCAGAATTGGGAAGAACTTATTACTAAAGTAAGAGGTCTTATACCAGTTCTTGCAACAGCTATGAAAAAAGCATTTGGTGGTGGTAAAGGAGGTGAAGAACCTTCAGCACCAGACACTAATGGTGCACCAGATAATAGTAAAAATGCCGAACCCGATGAAAAAGATAATATAGAGAAACCATTAAATATAAAAGAAAAAGCAATGAAAAAGATGAAAAAGGCATCTGAAGGAGTATCTAAAATGTGGGGTAAGATGCCAATTGCTGGAAAGGCTTTCGCCGGAGCAATCGGAGTTGCCGCTGTGGGGGCCTTTAAATTACTGCAAGCCGCAAATGAGTTAGGGGTGAGTTTTCGTTCACTTCCAGCTGCAGCATTAATTGCTAAAGAAGAAGCACAGGGAATATTAGATAATTTTGGTTCATTAGAGGGAGTTACAAGTGCAAATCTATTGAATATGAAAATGATGGCGTTTTGGAATGGTGTTCAGGCCGAAGATATGGCAAAGATAGCGGCTTTACAAGTTGCTAGTTCAGATTTAGATTTAGCAGGTGCTTTAAAAGAACAATCTAAATGGATGAAGGAAATTAAAAAAGAAGGTTTATCAGCAAGTAAAATCATGGCAGATATGGCAGCAAATTCTGATTTTATGGCAGAAAATTTACGAGGTAGTGGAGACAATATAAGAAATGCAGCAAAACATATGGCTAAAATGGGATTAAGTTTAACAGAAGCGGACCAGGTTACTGAGTCATTGTTAGATTGGGATACAAGAATAAATAATGAAATGGAAGCATCGGTAGTACTTGGTCGTTCAATAAATCTTGATAGAGCAGCTAGGTTAGCATATGACGGTAAAATTGAAGAAGCAATGAAAGAGGCAAAAAGACAAGCAGGTGGTGAAGCAGCATTTATAAAAATGTCATCTACTCAAAGAAAAGTATTAGGAAACGCCATTGGATTGCAAGGAGACGCATTAGCAAAATTTATGCAAACAGAAGAACAACAACGACTGTCATCAAAAAAACAAGAAGAAGAAGCGGCCAAAGCTAGAATGTTACAATGGGCAAAATGGGGAGCACTTGCTATGGGATTAGCTGTAGGTGTTATAGCAGCAATTTCTCTTGGTGGAGCAATGGGTGCTGCACTTGCATGGGGAGCAGGTGGATTTGTCGCAGGAGCGGCATTGGGTGCTGGATTGGGATATATTACTGCAGCAACAGGTCTGGACGAGACGGTAGCAAAACCTACCATGATTCTGGCAGGAGAAGAAGGCCGAGAACACGTAGGAATTACTCCAATGAAAGGTGGGGGTCCTCCTGAAGTAGCACCACCAGTAAATGTAGATACTTCAAAAATAGAATCACAAAATAATGAAATAATTACATTATTATCTAAAATGCCAACGGCAGTACTTACAGAGGATTTAGCAAAAGTACAAAAAAGAGCAACTTTGGATTCAGGTACACAAAAGTAGAGAAGATAAATGGGTATAGTAAAATTAACACAAAATTTAGAAAATTTCACATGGACTGATTATGACAATGTTACTACAAACAATAGTCAAATAAAAGGTCGTCATGGTGGAACTAAACCTGGTGGTCAACCACCACACCCTACAGTCCATAGTGAACTCGACAATGGGGCAGGTGTTCCACAATCATTTTATGATGGACATTCAAAAGTTGTAACTGGACAAAAAGAATTTGAAAGACCGAACCCAAAATCATTAGCAGACATGGAAAGTAAGTTTGGTCCCCTTAACACTCAACCACTTGAAAGAGGTCCTTATGGTGTTGCAGATTATATGGATGGAAAAATGCAAGGACGGGGATTTATTCCACCAGGAGGACATCCACTTGGATTCACAGTTGATATGGGAGAATCTAAATATACTATTGGTGATGATGGATATACATTAACACCATTATCTCATACTATTGCAGGAGTAAATTCTGGAGGACCACATGGTAGTGTTCCAGAACAAACACTTAATATTTCACCCGTAGCTCCAAACGCATGGGCAGAAGATTTTATGACAACTCCATTGGCTGAATATGTAAGTCAATATTCAGAACCAGTTGATTCAGTAACACATCAAGTTGATATGATTACATTATCTGGTCCTACTACACAAGATTATCAAACAAATATAAATGTAACTCCAAAGGTAACTGATGCACATGGTAGTGATTTTACTACTTTACCAATATCTGGGTATCCTGGGTTGTATGTAGGTTCAATGGGAGATATTGTTCAGTTAGTTCCATCTGTAGTTGGACTTGGAGTATCAGATACTATTTCAGCAAGCTGGCCAGATAAGATATTCCATCAATTAGGAAATTTACAGGATCCAAAATATTATAGAGTGTATGACCATCATTTTTTACCAACTGTTGAAAATTTTAATCATATATCTTTATTGACAAATCTATTTGAAGATGAAAAATGGAGAGATGGTTCGGTACATATAGGTTCACAAGATATAGCATCACCAGTAGGTGGTAGTGTTAGTGCATTTTCAAATTTAATGCCAATAGTACCAAGACATTCAATGTATAGGGATGTACAAGGTAATTATAGAGTTCCACCCACTTTTCCAGATCAAATTCCAGGTTCACAGGGAACATTTAATATTCCAGCTGATTATCCAAGTAATGAATCTGGACTTGGATATACTATGACTAATCAACCTGCAGGATATAATTGGGAAAGTAATTTTCTTCCTATACATGGAGAACCAGTAGTACCTGGAATTGATACCGATTTATATGATAGCATGCCCAGTTTGATAAAACCAACTCCAGTAGAATTAAAATGGCATTTTTCTCGTGTAGATACGGGAGAAGTGTGGCCATATAATCAATTTAGTTTTGGTGGAAATTTTTTATTAGAAACATCAACTGGAGCAGGTTTATTTGATACTCATCCATTTATTAGAAGGCAGGTAGGTAAAGGATATCTTGAAGATCCATCTGGAGTGGTATCAATAGACCATTTAGCTACAGTAATTTCAAGAGTAGAAGAAGATGGATTACGAATTGGATCTTTTATGAACACACCAACAGGTCAACATTGGCTTGGAAACCAATTTGTTTTACAGTCTTTAAATCCACGAGAAGAAACACGAATTTATAATCCATTAAGTTTAGCAGGATCATTGGCACCATATATTCATGCACAGAGACATATTGGTGGACTTTTGGGACCATCTACTTATATGGACGTTGGTGATTTTGGAAATCTCTTTGAAGTAGAGACCGTCCCCAGAGGTAAATTTTTATCTGCTTTACATTGGGGCACGACCCCAGCTAGATGGGCGATAGGTAAACTTGATGATGCTTATGATTCGGTAAATACTTTTTTTGGTGATATTGATTTTAATGAAAAAGGTGGTAGATTACAGTATTTAACTGATAAATTTATTTATGATGAGCCAGATGAAGGTTGGTGGGGACCAGCAGTTACTGGACTAAGAAATAATTGGTGGCAACCATCAGGAAGACCACCCAGAATTCCTACTCAAACTGTATTTAGTCAAGCAGGTGCTTTTGGAGTAGGTGGGATTCATTTCCATGATCCTGTAGGTGAGTTTTGGGATGCTAATTTTTGGACACAGGCCACCCATAGTCCAAACCGAGTAGGTGTAAAGAAGTATTATTACCGCTCTTCCTATTCAGAATTGGATACTTTTTCCTATGGTGATTTAGGTTCATCATATTCGGATATGGTTAATTTTAATTGGGCATATTTAGATCCTACTTCTTATGATGCTATACCTGAATCAATTAGAAAATTGGAGTGGGAAGGGGGAAATGAAGTATTAAATTCAGATATGTTAATTTATCCAGGAGATGGAAATCGTCCAGATG